GTAGTCCCTGGCATTACAGCCGAGCAATGGGCGGCTATGCTGACTGAGCAGAACAGGGCGGCTGAGGCTTCGGAGGCGCTCCTTGCAGAAGCCCAGGCCGATGCTCGTCGTGTTCAGGAGGCTCAACTAGCAGCTAACCCTGCTGACTTCGTAGCCTATGAGCTATACAAGAGGGGTCTGGTAGAGCAAGGCTTCACGCCTGAGGGTGCTATCCGGTCTGATGTGGACATCCAGAACCTCTTTAGCACTGCACTAGACCTCAACGAGGGAACTAGTGCAGGTGCAGGCCGGTTCGGTGTAGACATCCCCTCTACACAATCCATCAGTCGGTCTGAACTACAAGGCCTTAGCAAGACCGCGATAGACACACTCTCCAGCTTTCTCCGTGGAGGAGTTGATACTGGTGAGGGTGAGTTCCAGGGTATCAACCCTGCTGACTTCTTCACTGAATTAGAAGAGGGGCTAGTCCCTGTGCTTCCAGGCCAGAGAACTCAGTTTGTATTCTAGGAGAATATAATGGCACAGCATCCGACAGAGGAAAGCATCAACATCACACGCAAGTTCCTGGGAGGTGAGCCTGGAGTACCAGGTCAAGCACCACAGCAGCGTCAGCTGCCTAGTCAGGCCTCATCCGTAGCCGGTAACAGAGCCTTTGGTCAGCAGGGACAGCGAAAGCGTCCAGGTGGTGACATCATCTCACCTCTATCCACCGGCCCATTCGTGGCCCCGACAGGTATTGCACCTGAACGAACCGGAGGCTCTCTTCAGGATGCGTTCTTCAACCTCCCTGGACCTGTGGGCTTCGCTAGCACTCCTCAGGGCCGAGCCATACTACAGCGTATACTAGGCAACGTGGGGAGACGTAGGTAACATGGGCCGACTATGGGAGTACGAGAGTAGGACCTCACAGCGGGATTCCCGTCGTGCGGACTTTGCTCGTAGCACTCAAACCTCTGGCCTCCACAAGATGATTCGTGATTCTCTAATTTCTCGTGGCCTAGACCCTGACATAATCCCCAATCTGTCAGCACCTCCGTCAGTGACCAAGCCCGTAGACAGGGAAGTTGTCAAAGATGTGGTGCCTGTGGGAAGTGTCCGATCTGCTGAGGCAGCCCTACAGGTCAAGCCTAGAACCACATTCATAGAGACTGCGGACCCTGAGAAAGAATCTGGCGGTGGCTTCCTCAAGAGGGCTTTGGGTGGCGCTGCTGACATTGCAGGTGACGTGCTATCGTCTGCACCTGTCAAGACAGCTCTCTCCATCCTAGACATTGCTGACATTCCTAGGAGAGAGATAGGTAAGCCTGTAGCACGAGCCCTCTTAGAACCCTTAGCTCTGGCTACTGAGGCTGCTGACGCTATCTCGCCAGACAACCTCTCTGTCCTCCCTCGCATCTTCCCTACTGGTGGGCAGCTCCGAGGCGCTACAGCAGTAGAAGTCCTGTCATTCATCACCGACCCCATTAACTTGATCCCTGGCATCGGCTTCACCAAGATGGCTCATCTGAGAGGCGTCGCCAAGATAGCTCTCAAGGGCGGTCGTCTCAGCCTCAAGGATACTCAACTGCTGCGTAAGGCTACACCTGTAGCGCGACAGATGCTAGTGAAAGAGGCTGGAGAGCAAGCTGAGGTTGCTGCTAGATTAGGAGCCGAAGTCGTAGAGAATGTACCTGTTGGTAAGGCTCTCTCTGGCCCACAAGCAGCCCGTCGCATCCTCGGTAAAGACCTTCCTGGCACACGCGCACTCAGCCGAGAAGAGGCACAAGCCCTAACAGCCAAAGTCCCTATCCATGAAAGCAACACGGTCAAGAACCTTCGCAACACTGTCGCCGGCGAAGGTCACAATCCACCACCTCCGCCTCCACCTCGACTCCCTGGTGAGCCTCCAGGCCTACTCCCTGGTGGTCAAGCCCCATCCAAGAGCCTCTGGCGCACCATCGAGTCCGGCCTATTCCTCTCCCCCCAGTCTCAGGACCTCATGCGTAAGTACGGTGAAATCATAGGTGACGCTCCAGGTGTCAAACTCTTCTTCAGGGCTCTTGCTGGTCCTGCTGCACTAGCCCGTATCATACCTGAGATGCGAGCCGGTGTGGTCTACCGTAGGCTACAGAGCGTGATGGAAGCTGAACTAGGACAGCGCTTAGTAGGCCAGGAGCTAGCCTTCCACAATGCCTTCCAACTAGGACGTGATACCAGCAAGGTAGTCTGGCAGGGCAGTGAGCTAGCCTTCGGTGACGTAGCCACGGCTATCCTCAAGGGTCCTCGCATTGGAGCCAAGCATGGTAAGTTTGCTGCTACAGAGGCGCAACGCTCCTGGGTGCTAACTCAGAAGTCTCTCATGGATGACCTGGCTCGCCAGTACGAACACGTTAGTGGCGAGCAGCTACGTCTCCTAGGTGACGACTACTGGCCTCGCTTCGTACAAGGCGACGATGGCCGAGTCACCATCAAGGGCCGCATCGGTGCCAAACAGTCTCCTGTTAAGGACCGAATCATACCTGAGATGGAGGACGCCATTAACAGAGGTGTCTCCTACGCTTCGCCTACTGAAACAGTCCAGCTCTACGGTCGCGCCATCCAGAAAATGATCCGTGACAAGATGCTTATACAGGTCATCAAGGAAGATAAGATAGGCCGGCCTGTAATCAAACAACTCACGCAGCAGATCAAGGCTCTCAAGTCTCAGATCAAGTCTGCTAAGCCTACTACAGCCACTCAGCGTCTAGAGGTAGAGGTACTCAGGAATAAAGTCTCCGATCTCCAGGCTATCAGGTCCTCTAAGCGCCGCTCACTAATCCCTGCCAAGCAAGTCCTCGGCCCAGGCTTCAGCAAGGAGCTGCTAGAGCCTCAATCAGCTAAGGTAATGCAGGACATCATCGGACCTGGGCTAGGTGGTAAAGTTGGCAAGGGTCTACGTGGTGCTACCTATCTAGCCTCCATTCCTCGCTTCGTAGTCACCGGCATGATGGACGTAGGGCAGTTCTTCATCCAGGGAGCTACACTCCTAGCCACTGACCCTGTAGCCTGGAGTCGTATAGTGGGTCACTCGATGGTCTCCCTAGTCTCTCCTGAACACTGGTCCAACTACCTCAAGAACAGTCCTGAGGCTATAGAAGCGGCTAAGTACGGCATAGGCAGAGGTGGCATCGAGTTCCTTGAAATCACCAAACGCTCTGCCGCCCTAGGACGAGCTCCTGGTGCTGGTGTCATCAAGGCAATCTTTGGTGCTGCACCCCGCTCCTTTGAGACATTCATAGAGGGTAGTCGCATATTCAACTTCAACAGCCTAGCTCGTATCCAGCGTGGGGCGGTAGGTAAGGCTGCTAAAGGTCTGCCCACTACAGGCCGAGCAGCAGCAGGTGTAGCTGCTAAAGACCTAGAGGGTGAGCTGTTCCGTCTCGCAGGCTACGTCAAGACCAAGCTAGGCACTACAGACCTCATGGGTCTAGGCTTGTCCACCACTCAGCGCCAAGTAGAATCAGCCTTCCTTCTCTACTCACCTCGTTACACTCGTTCAATCTTTGGTATGCTAGGGTGGGCCATGAGTAATGGTGTACCTGCCCGTGATGCTCAACGAGCTCTAGGCACTATGCTATTCGGTGGCCTCACGGCCTTCTATGGCTTTGCTCGCGCCACAGGAATGTCACACGATGAGGCAGTCGAACGCATCAATCCTACATCCGGTGGCAAGTTCCTCTCCCTCCCAATGGGAGGCAACGAGTTTGGCTTCGGTAGCGCCTACCGCTCCAGCTTGGGCTTCCTCGGCCAGCTCATCAGAGAGGACAACCTGGACCTGAACACCTGGACATCTACTGACAACCCTATATTCCAATACCTCCGCTCTCGCACTGCACCAACTACAGGCACCCTACTAGACTTCATCGAGGGTGAGGACTTCATGGGCAAAGAGGTAGACCTCAACGCCTTCATAGATGACCCTGGTAGAATCCTAGACTACGCCCAGGGCAAGTTCCTCCCGCTGAACCTGGAGGCTCTCATAGAAGCTAGAGGTCCACTAGAGCAGCGCATCCTAGCAGCAACCACTGAAACAGTAGGAGGCCGCAGCTTCCCTCGCTCATCATTCGCACTCTTCCAGGAGGCTCAGGAATCTGTCTTCCAGGAGAAGCGCACTCTAGGCGAGAAACCTTACGTAGACTACGACAGCTTTGAGGATATGTCTAAGGCTAATGCTCCTGCTACCGCAGTAATCAATACTGACCCCAGGGTGCAAGGCGCTCAGGAACGCCTGGAACATGAGAGCCGCTACCGCACCAAGGACCAGGTAAGTGTAGGCTTTGAGAAGCTGGATGAGACACGGGTACTACAGGAGCAGCAACAGCTTGAGGACGACTCAGCCTTCAACACAGATGAGATGTCCATATCCGTCTGGAAGGATAACTTTAGAGGACGCCAGGGGGAGTTCTTCGCTCGCCGTGACCAGATAGTACAGGACTTTGGTATCAAGTTCGGTGAGGGTAAAGTAGGCGTCAACGCTGCCATAGAGTCCTACTTCAACGTAGACGGTGAGGACTACAAGAACCTGATGACAGGAGGAATAGACTGGGACAGGTTCTTTGACGCCAGGGATGCCACACTAGATGAGCTGTCCTCTGTTAACCTTACACTAGTCAAGGAGTACCTCCGTCGCTACGACACTCCTACAGTTAGAGAGTTCCGCAAGGCTCAGTCAGACCTGGATGAATACTGGGCTATTGAGGACCTGGTATGGAGCCGCCTACGAGAGAACGCAGAGTTCAGTCCTTACCTGAATCTCAACGACTACCTCGCAGATAAGATGCAGGCACTCTTAGACTCAGGTGTGCCTCAAAACCAGGCTGCAACCACATTGTCCAAACTAGCAATAGTCAGCCGTGTAACCTCTAATGTAGCCAAGCTAAGAACCAGATACCGACTGACCAATCCTACCACAGATGCTCTCCTAGTCAAATGGTATGGTCTAACTCCCGCCAAACCACCAGGCTCAAGCAGAGGTAGAAGGACACAGCGATAACATGGTTGTTGACGCCCCACCGGAGTTCATCAGGTATCAGGACACTGGCTGCGAGCTACACTCTGCCTGCCTCACCTGCCCTCTACCTGTCTGCAAAGAGGAGCTCACTCAGGGGGTACAGGCTGTCAGAGCCTACATGAGGAACCTCCAGGTACAACTCCTCAGAGACGAGGGCCGCACTGTAGAGTGGATTGCTCAGGTCATGGGAATCAGCGTTAGTGGGATATACAAGTCGGAAGCTAGAAAACATCTACTGGGCTCATTGACAGTCACAGCTAGACGCGCTAGAATGACTGTAGCAGCCCAGAGCAATGGGAGATGAATCACATGACAGACAAAGAGCCAGACACCGCTCAGGCCGATCCTGAGACAGCTCAGTTGGCCGCGTCCATTCTAGGCGAAGAGGTGCCTACTATAATTGAAGGTAAAGACTCCGTTTCACCCAAAGACAAGCCTGCCTCTGAGGGGAAGGATGCCAAGCCCGAGGACGGGAAGCCTCCAGCCTCTGATGGGAAGCCTGAGTCTAAGGTTGAAGGGGATGGCGAACCTGGGGAAGGTGAAGAGAAAGGCGAAAAAAAGGAGGATCCTCTCAAGGACCTAGCTGGTGACAAGACTGGGGCCTTGAAGACACTTCTTGAACACCCTATCTTGGGACCTCTCCTCAACAGGTGGGCTGACGATGCTGGTAATGCTCAAGTCGCCACTGCTCTAGCACGGGCCAAGCCGATCACCGAGGCAGACACTCGGCAGGCTGACGCTGTACGTGCTGAGGATGAACACTTCTCCTCCATGACCAAGGAACAAGTGGCCGAGGAGATAGCTGGTGACGAAGAGGCTGCTACAGCATATGCCAGATACCAGGAACGTAAACAGGCCGCAGGCCAGCCTAATGCAGCGGCAATAGCGGAGTCCTCACAGTATTACTCCTACGCATCCAGAATTGCTGTAGTCCAGGGTTTGTTAAAGGATTCGGACTTGTCTCCTGAGATACTAGAGACACTAAAGCCTGAACACTTTACACATCTAAAGGCTGAAGGCATTGTTGAATGGGAGAAGGCTGTATTCAAGGCCATAGTCACTCACGAAGCATCAGCTATAGCAGCTAAGGAAATAGCCGCTAAAAAGGAAACTCTCAACGAAGAGGTCATGGCTGAGGTGGATGGTGAGCGACCTGCTATCGTCTCTGGCAGAACTGACGGTCCGACTCCTGACTTTATGAAGACTGATAGTGGTGCGCTACTAGAAAGCGCACTTAGCCAAAAACCAAAGAAAGGAAACTAGGCAATGGACATAACCCTGCTTGAGGCGGCAAAGCACTCTAAGGATGTGCTAGAGGCTTCGGTGTCAAAAATCATCGTTGAAGCCTCACCAGTCCTAGAGTACCTGCCGCAGAAGACAATCAATGGTCCAGCCTTCCGTTACCATCGTGAGGCATCCCTGGGCACTGTATCGTGGCGAGGTGTAGGTGGAACATACACTCCCGATGCAGGTGTCATCAACCCGCTGTTTGAGCCTCTAGTCATCCTTGGTGGTGAGATCAGGATAGACAACTTTGAGGTCAAGGTAATGTCTAACCTGCTCAACCTCAAGGCTGAGAAGTACCGGATGAAGGCTCGACAGGCTGGCATCACTTTCTCAGAGACCTTCTTTGAGGGAGACACGGCAGTAGACCCGTTCCAATTCGATGGCCTTCGCAAGCGTCTCACTGGCAACCAGAAAATCCTCCTGACTGCTGGTGGTGGTGCTCTAACTCTCGCCAAGATAGATGAGCTCCTAGATGCTGTCCTCGGTGATGGTGGAGACAAGGTACTCTGGATGTCTCCTACCATGAGGCGCAAGGTCACTACCCTGGTCAGAGCTGTCACCGGCTCCGGTCTTATCAACTTCACCCAGGACGCTTTCGGTAAGCAGCAGATGGCCTACGCTGGCACACCAATCCGTATAGTACGTCGTGAGGATGACGGTACATCATTCTTCCTCTACGATGAGGACCCTGGCGACAGTGTTGAGGACACTGCCTCGATCTACTGCACTCGCTTTGGGACCGACTACCTCCACGGTATCCAGTCCAAGTCTCTCCCTACAGTCAAGGACTTCGGTGAAGTTGAAGCTGGTCCCTACCACCTGGGTCGAATCGAGTGGTACACCGGACTAGTCCTAAAGCATCCCCGTGCAGCTGGAAGGCTCTACGGTATCACCAGCACGTAGGAGGTCGCAATGGCAGAACTACCGCCTGATGTTTATGAGAAGAATGGTCAGCTATACAGGGACGTTGAGCAAACGTCTGCTGAAGGTGAACCATGGATTAAGCATCGTCCAGTGGCCCTTACCCTACACGAAGCCAAGATGAAGCACTGGGACTGGTATCATCCTCAGTTCGGGTGGGTCAATGAGGGCTACAAGCTGGCGAAGGATCGAGACGGAGAGGACATCATGGCTGACGGTTCTCAGACGGTAGTTGCCACACCTGAGCAGCAGGAACAACTAGCACTAACTGAATCAGAAGGAGCATAGAAATGGTACGTGACGTAAACCTACAGCTAATCTCCGGTGCTACTGCTATGGCAGGCACCGGAGTGAAAGGCTCAGTAGTAGATACTGAGGGTGGCTTTTTCGCCCTCGTAAGTATGCTACTGGGGACCTGCACAGGAACGCCTGAGGTCTCTGTGGCAATCCAGGCTTCCATTGACGGAGGCTCCAACTACTTCCACATAGGACAGTTCCCTATCCTAGATGAGGATGATGACGACATTGAGATTTCAAGAGTCGTCTGGGTTCCCAAGCCTACCCTAGCCAGCAGCTTAGTTACCAAGGTTCGCCTGAATACAGTGGTCTCTAGCGGCGGAAGCCCTGTAGTCCCTGTCAACCAGGCCTTCCTTGAGCCTCTCGCTTCTCTGGCTGGTCCTGGGATTGACCTGGAGCTTACCCAGGGTGTAGAGAAGCTCACCTAAAGTTATTCATAGAGGAGGAAAGAGGTAGACGATGCCTTACCAGATAATCCAAAACAAAACCCTTCCCGTTGACGCTCCTGCCGGTGGAGCAGCCCTGCTGGAGTTAGAGGACAGTACCATACGACTGAAGGCTGCCGCAGCCGACCACCTTTACATCGAGACCATGCAGGACGGTAAGAACGTCCGCATTAACAGCCGCAACGTCACACAGGCCACTGGCGACCACACAGCCGTCAGCATCAAACCTAGCAAGACTGCTGACGGCTCAGGTGGTATAACTGGCCTAGAAGTCTCACCTAGGTTCCAGGCTGGCATGGGTGGCAATGACCTGCGAGCTATCCTTGCAAGCCCTCTTCTCAAGGCTGGCTCCGGTGACAT